CAAAGCATCCACCCCATTCGCGGGGAGGACCCGTGAATGGGGTGGGTTCCTATGGCCTCCAGAGGCCCTAGGCGGGCCTAGGCGGGCCGCGCGATCGGGATGTGCTGAGGGTCGGCCGGCGGGCGAGCCGGCCCGTGCCGGCTCACGTCATGCCTCGATGATCGCGACCGAGACGTCGCACGGTGCGGTGTCGGACTTGAGGTAGAGCGTTGCGGTTGCGGGTGTGAGCCAGAGCTGCATCGGCTGGCCCTTGGGCACGCGAAGCGGATAGTTGCCGGTGGCGAACCCGACGTCGACGAAGTTGGTCGCGTCGTTGTTCTCGATGATGCAGAGCCCCGCGTTGCCGATCGACGCCGGAAGCGAGATCGTGACCTCGCTGGTCCCGATCGATTGCCGCTGCACGAACTCACCGTTGTTCGCGGTGACGTAGGTGCCGACCGCCTTCTTGCCGCCGATGTACTTGTCGTTAGCCCGATCCTTCGCGTAGAGACTCAGTTCGATTGTCCTTGCCATCGTTGTCCTGCCTTCCTAGTGGTGATGACGGCGTGACCATCCTGGCCATCGCCTGGTGATTCGTTAGGCCGACGCGGCCGCGAGCCGCAGGGCCGTCGGTTCGGTCGGTGGGAGCACGGCCGAGATGAGCCAGCCTGCGGGCCGGTCCTTCGCCTCGGCCTCGCGCCGCAGCGTTGCGAGCTTGGAGTCGAACTGGTCCCACGGCCATCGCAGCGACTCAGCCGCGGCTCGAGCGAGCACGCTCTCGGCATTGACGCCGAAGTGCGAGAACAGCCCGCGGATCTGCCGCATGCGGGCACGCACAGCGCCGTCGAACATGCCGGCGCCAGAGCCATCTCCGTGCCGGCGGACGAGGGCGTCCCGAGCGGCGATCGCCGACTGGTGCAGGGCCTCGAGCGGCGGGATCTCCGGCTCCGGCGGAGCTGCGATTTTTCCATCCACCCCCTCCACGCCACCCCCACCCGAATGGGTGGGGTGGTCTGACTTCTGACTTCTGACTTCTGACTTAGCACCCTTGGAGCACTGCTCGGAGGACTGCTCCGAGCATGCTTCGAGCATGCTTCGAGCACTGCTCGTAGCAAGCCCGTTGGACGCCGCCGAGTAGGCGATCGACCCTCCGCTGACACTCGACCGCCGTCGGCCGTGGCGCACCTCGGCCGCGAGCTTGGCGCGGTTGTGGTTGAACTCCCGCGCCTCCTCGACGCTCACTCGCTCACGCTCAAGACGAGGGTTGACCAAGCCGGCCGGCGTCTCCTCGAACTTCTCCTTGAGCTCGTCCCAGCAGCGCTTCACCCCGGGTGAGATCCGGTCGAGCAGCTTGATGTCGGTGGGCAGCGGTCCGCCCTCCCACTGAGCGCAGAGAAGGCGAATGTAGTGGCCGATCGCCGTGGCGCTCAGGCGACAGGTGCCGACGGAGAAGTCGGCCGGGTAGAACTTGAAGTACGGGAGTGCCTGCGTCATGCGATGGCCTTCGGGGCCGAGCCCCAGGCGCCGAGGAGGAGCGCGTGATCCGCTCCGTCGACGGTGCCGTCGATGTTGATGTCCGATCGTGTTTCGGGCCCGCCCCAGTCACCGAGGAGCAGGCTGAGGTCCGCCGCGTCGACGTAGCCGTCGCCGTCGATGTCCGCGGACCGTTGGACGGTGACGACCACGCTGCCGGAGGCGGGCGCCTCGACGGTGCAGCGGATCCAGATGGTCTTCCGCTCGGCCGAGCTGGAGCCGGCCACGACGATCCGGCCGGCGCGGGCTCCTGCCGGCAGCCGCCAGGCGATCGTGACCTCGCAGGGGCACGGCCACGCCTCGAGCGAGCAGGAGAGGCCGCTCGGCTGCATCGTGACCATCGGCCAGCAGCTCGGCTGCCCGAGCACCACGAACGGCACGGTCGGGGCGTCGTTCAGCACGTTGACGCCTCCACGCCGCGGGCCTCGCGGCGAAACCTGTGGACGGTGGATTCATCGACGCCGAACCTCAGAGCGATCGCGGCGGCCTTGCCGCGGCTGAGGAGGATCGCGCGTCGCTGCTCGGGCGTGAGCTTTTGGAACGGTTCCGATCGGATCGCGTCGCGCCGGTAGGTCGGCTGCTTGCAGTGGGGGCAGCAGCCGCAGCGCGGGCCGATGACGAGCGTTCCGGACCGGCGCAGGTATCCGATGCGGAGGAGCCGCTGGCAGATGTCGTAGACGTTGGTCTGCGAGCATCCGAGCCGCTTGGCAAGATCGGTCGTCGAGATCCCTGGATGGGTCGCGATGAGCTCGATCAGCTCGTGCTGTCGGGGCGTGATGATCCCCCGGTCATCGCGGATTCGGTTGCGGTGGGCGGTCATGCTTCACCCCGCAGTCGGGAAGCGATCCAGCGGCGCAGCTCGACGCAGTCGGTGATGATCGGAAGCTCGCGCCGCTTCGCCTCCGACACCTCGCCCTTGGTGCCCTCGCTCGAGTGCCAGTTCGGCAGCACGAAGACGGCATCGCATCGCCGCAGGAGCTCGAGGTCGCCCGCGAGGAAGTCCGCATCGCGGGCGACGCCGTCCATGAACGCGGTGTTGAGGTGGGGGCAGAGCGCGGCGCCCCCGACCGACCAGACGAGCGTGGCGACCTCGCGGGCCGCCATGATGTTGCGGAGGATCGCGTTGGCCGATGGCGCCCGGTAGGGGCCGGCGATGTAGACGACGGGGATGCTCAACGGCCACCCCCATAGCGGACCGTTCCGCAGTTTGGCGGTAAACAAGCCGCAAACAAGCGGCAATCAGCGAGCAGCGTCAACGGCCACCGCCTTCGGCTGGCCATCGGACCGACGGACAACGCCTGATCGCATGCGGAGATGCCCTTGGAGAGGGCTTCGCGGTCGATGCTTGCGGCGATCATGGTCATGGCCTCGACGCGCGAGGCGTTCTGGTGGTCGCCGCCCATGACGTCGGCGAGGGTCCACTTCTTCGGGGCAATCTCAGCGTTTCGGTCGGCGGCCACTGGCAGTCTCCTTGTTGGATGCGTCGTCGGGTTTCGGCCAGCTCCGGAAGCGGTAGAGGTCCTGCTCAGCCTTCGAGGGTTCGGACTGCTTGACCATGAGCGCCACGCGGTCACGGAGCCACCCGAGGTCGCGGGGCTCCGAGAAGCCGCTCCACGACCTCACGAGGCGGTTCGCGTAGGTGCCCATCGCCCACAGGGCGGCGGCCTCATCGTCGGGAAGCTCCCGGCACGCACGCTGGCTGTACTGGACGAGAGCAAGCGCGGCCCCGGCGATGCCTCCGACGGCGACCCGTCGCTCCGAGGGCGACATGACGGCCCGAGCCCGGTCGGATGGCTCGGCGAACCAGTCGGCGAGGCGCCGCTCCATGCGTCGGTAGTAGGCCCACATGGTCGGCTTGTTGGCCCGGGCGGCGGCGATCGCCTTGGCGCGCAGGGAGGCGAGCATCGCGTCGAGCATGTCCAGCTCGTCGCCGATCTCGAGGCCGGGTTTCCCGGCAAGGTTCACGATGGACTTGGGCTTGGGCTTTCTGGCTGGCATGGCTTCTCCTTGGGGTTGAACTCGATCGGCAGGACGGTGGATGCGGCGCTCGGCCACCGGACGACGGAGGCCGCCGGGACCGACTTCCGGACTCCGGCGGGCCATTGGCGGCCGTTGACCTTGAGGCGTGCGAGGAGCAGCACGGTGCAGGCCGACGCCCCCTGCTCGATCAGGAGGGCCGGGGTCGAGAGCCGACCGGCGAAGCCGTCCGTCTCGACCCAGCAGAGCCGCGGGGCCTCGCAGCCGACGGGGCTCATTCGAAGCTCACCTCGACCTGAGCCGGGTGCACGCGGTAGCCGCGCCCGACAAGCTCGCGGGCGATCTCCCGCTTGAGCACGTCGATCGGGAACGACCGGCAGCCGGTGATGCAGAGCGACGACGAACGATCCCTCGGCGCGAACGACGCTGCCGTCGTCGAGCTCGATCACGACCCAGGCGGGCGATCCGTTCGAGCCGCGGAGCGACGTTGGCGGGTAGGACAGGAGGCGGCCCTCGAAGGTCGCGCCCTGGGCGATGACGGTGACGCGCTCGCCGGCCGCGACGGTCGAATCGGGTCGGCCGATGCGCTTGCCGCAGCCCGCCGGAGCGAGGGCGAAAAGTGCTGCAATCAGCCCCATCGCAATCAGCGACTTGGAGTCGCCACGGGACCGTCGATCGCGGGCACGGGAAGCGGGGTCGGTCGTCGCGGACGATCCACCGACGCCCCCGACGGCTCGCCGGTGACTGCACGATTTCTGCTGCGCTTCGCAGCGACTTCCGGGCGTGTTTTGGGTCATGAGACACCCCCAACCTGTAAGGCCGGCTTACCGGTTGCCGCCTGATCCGACGTCTCGACAGGGACGCCGGAGGCGATCGCGAGCAGCGCTGCGAGGCGCTGTCTGGTCCGTTCGGCCCTCGCCTGGACGATGGCGTCTCGCTTCGCCGTGTCGGTTCCGGTCGTGAGGACTGCGATGACGTAGGCATCGAACATCGCGTAGACGTTCCACCAGCCCTCGTTCCAGTAGCGGCTCTCGAGGGCGACCATCATGCCCTTCCAGCGCTTCGCCGAACGCCGCTGCCGGCGCCGGGCCTTGAGCTTCTCCGGGGTCCACTTCCTCATGGCTTCTGCTCCTTCCCGGCTGACCGCTCGCGGACCCTCCGCTGCTGCCTGGTCTCGCCCTCGGGAACGACGCCGTCCCACGCGGCGAGCTGGCGATCGACCGCCCGAGGCGGGCCGGATCGCTTCGGCGCGAGGTCCGAGACCGGCAGATCGATCAGCGCGAACGGGGCGCCAGCGGCGATGGCCATCTCGGCGAGTGAAGCGGCACGGACTTTGATGTTCACTGCGGCTGCTCCTTCGTGGCGAGCGGCATGATTGAGAGGTCGATGTTGTACGGACCTGTCCACGCGACGAGCGAGTAGGCCACCCGTCCGTGCGGCTTGTGGCAGGGCTCCTTGAGCACCCTGATCGCGAGGCCCTCGACGATCGCGACGAGCAGCTCCTCGAGCGGCGAGGCGTCCTCGGTCCACGGGATCGCGACGAGGTCCATGTCGCGTCCGAACGTGCCGTGGCACGCCAGCGCGTAGCCGACCGAACGGGCGTTCTCGGCGAGCTTTGGGTAGATGACCGCCCATCCGGGCGCTGGTGACGCTGGCTTCATGGCTTCAGCTCCTCCTCGTCGATCTGGACTTCGAACCACTTGCCGGTCTTCATCTGCTCTGCGGCGAACTCGGCCGCAAGGTGTCGGAAGGCGAACCGCCCTTCGCATCTCCAGTCCGGAGCGTGCTCGTTCTCCGAGGCGTTGAGCATGACCGCGAAGCGAGGCTGTGAGGTCGGCTGATGAAGCTCCATCGCGGGCAACCAGACCCGCTTCCACTCGCCGTTGAGCCAGTAGCCGCACTCGAACTGCGGTTCGCCGCTCAGCGGCAGGCTCACCGCGAGCACCGTCGCGTGCTCGCGGAGCTGCTGGATGTAGGCCCGGTCGCCGGGCCGGAACGCGACGTCAACCGTGGGCATCGGTGGCCTCCTCTGATGATCGCTCACATGCATCGTGGCAGTCCTCGGCGTTGCCCAGGCAGTCGGGGTCACAAACCGGGCAGCCGTCGTCGTCGCCTTCCTCCTCCGAGTCATTGGGGCCGGTTGCGGCGGCGACGACGCCCTTCGATTCCAACAAACGGCGTTTCACAGCACCGAGACGGTCCGCGGCCAGCACCAGGGCCTGCGCCAACGCCCGACACTCGTCCTCTTCGAGGTACCTGGTTCCCCTCACGAACTCGGCGGCGAGGTTTGCGTCTTCATCGATGTCAAAGCCGATGGTCAGGATGGCATTAGCGAAAAGACTCCCATCGACATCGATAACCGTCAGTTCGGGATCGATCACGATCGTCGCTTCGGCGTCGTCGTGGAAGATCTCCAACTCACCGGTCAAGCGGACCACCGCGCACCACTCGCCCGTGCGATCATCGGACCGTACGCAAACATGGCTCACCTGGCACCTCGCTTCGCCACGCGCTCGACGGCATCACCCACCTTGCGTCGCGGGAGCCACGTGTAGGTCTCCCAATCGTTCTCGTGGTACCAACGGTGCCACGCGCATCCGCTCGTGTCGGGAACGTCCGCCCGGAACCAGTGCCGCAGGAGCGAGTACCGAACCATCCTGCGATCGGCGGGGACGTCGGGGTTGCCCTTGAGAAGACCGATGGCGAGCCAGCGGCGGGCAACGACGTCGATGCGGCTCCGATCGGCGTCGACCCAGCGGCGGATCCGCATCGCGTACCGCATGCGCATGCGGCGCATCCAGGCGGCGTCGCGGTAGAGCCGCGCCCGCACGGCCTCGGTCTGGCCCAGCGTCTTGTCGGTGATCGGGAGCCGCTTGATCGGCTTCGGAGCTCTAGCCATTGATCTGCTCCTTCGCCACGCTCTCGGCGGCTTCGCGGGTGGCGTAGACGCCAGCGATCCCGCAGTGGGGCTCCAGCTCGACCGAGGGGTCGGCCGCGTCGACGCAGATCACCTGCATCTCCAAGCCGGCAGCGCCCTCGTAGACCTTCCCACCGCACGGCCAGTAGATCCTGATCGGCTCCAATCCGACGGCGACGCCGTCGGCGGTCTTCTGTCCCTCCAGCTTCCCGCGAAGCGCCGCGAGCTCAGCGATGGCGTACTCGTAAGCCGCCTTCGCGACCTTCGTCGCGACGACGTTGCCTTCGCTGCAGGCGATGCGCAAGTGGTCGAGCGGGTCGGCTCCTCGGGTGTCCTTCTGGCTGCTCATGCGTGGCTCCCTTCTGCCGACAGAAACGCAGCCCGCTGCTCGGTCGCGTGCCGCCTCGCCTGGTCTCGCCGGTGGGTGACGATCTCCCGAGCCATGCGAGCGCACCGCGCAGCGCACTCCCAGATGTTGTCACCCGAAGCGCACGCGCCGATCGAATAGGCGCCCTCGACGGGCTTGCCGCTGGCGTTCCAGAAGCCCCAGACGCAGCGGACGATCGAATGGCCGCCGTCTTCGAACTCGGCTGCGGTGACGGTCTCGCCGATCAGGTGGAAGCCGTACGTCGCCTTCGTCACGCGGCACCTCCGGCCGGCATCTGCCGCACGCGAAGGTCCTCGGGCCACTCGCTCGGGTCGCCGCCCTTGCTATCGCGAACCAGGACGCGCCACATTCCAGCTTCCTCCTCGTATCGCATCTCGGTTGGCCACAGGTCGCCCGCGGGCCCCGACCACATCGCGCGAGTTCCGATCTGCTTCACGAAGCACGGGACACTGGCCGCGCCACACTGACGGACGATCGAGCGGATCGACTCAACGTCGCAGCGACGGGCGCCAGGCCCGCTCTCGCCCCCGACGATGACCCAGTCGATCATGGGACGTTGGCCTCGCTCTGATCGGTGGCGACCGATCGCGGCTTCAGCTTCACCAATGCTCAAGTATCCGTCGGCGTGGGCGTCACCGACGGCGACTGCGAGCTGCTTCAGGTTGCACAGAGCCCAACGCAGGTCAACCGGCCCGAGCAACGGCTCGCAGCTCAGGAAGCGCACCGCGGCGGGGCACCGCAGAAGGTGCGGGATGCGTAAGTTCGCCGCATCCTGGTCCTCGCAGCTCGTGCCGAGCCAGACGTTGGGAAGAGGCCAAAGCAACTCAGGCCGGCAGAGCGGATTGGAGCGCGCGATCATGTAAACGCGGTCGCAGGGCGTCTTCTCAATCGTCGATGCCCCATGCTTGCGAGAGAACCCGTCGTAAACGACGTCTCGTCGCGTCAGGTACTCAAACATCAGTTTCGGCCGCTTCGTGAGCACTTGAAACGTGTGCTGAGGACAGATCGCCATCACCGCGAAGACCTGGTCGATGAACTCGAACGGCACCTTCGGGTGGAACAGGTCGCTCATCGAGTTCACGAACACGCGCTTCGGCTTCTTCCAGCCGAACGGGATCTCGAGGGCGTCCTCGACGCAACGAACCTCGCCGTTGAAGTGGCGGTTGCCTCGGTTGTTGAGGACCGTGAGGCCCGCGTACTTCGCCTGCCCCATCGCCTCGAGGCGGTGGGTCATCGTCACGGCGTAGCAGTTGTCGCAGCCGGCAGAAGCCCGCGTGCAGCCGACGACGGGGTTCCAGGTGGCGTCGGTCCATTCGATGTTGCTCACGCGGCACCCCCAGCCGTCGTCGGCTCCTGCGAGCGGAGCTCCCACCGATCGGTGTCGATGCCGAGCTTCTCGCACTCGGCCTCAGCGGCCACTGCCGCGTGCCACTCGTTGGTCCCGGTGGTCGCGACAAGATCGCCGTTGAGCTGCGCGCATCGATCGGTTAGTGCGTTGTTGGCGCGAAGCACCTTCAGCAGCGCCATCGTCAGCGGCTCGCCCGAGATCGCCCGCGTGCCGGTGTATTGGTCGAGGACCTCGCGCTCGCCGCCGGTGGGGCCGAACGCGAAGCGGATCACCTCGAGCGGGTCATCGGTCGAGCGGACGGCATGCCAGTCGGGGTTGTGCTCGTCGTCGCTGTCGTTCTGGAACAGCAGGAAACGGCGGGAGGCGTTGCCGCCGCGCGGCTCGGGCAGCAGGCGGGTGAGGAATTGCCGCTCCTCGCTCGTCCGGTTGAACTTCGCCCGGACCGCCTCGCTGAGGTCGATCCCGAGGGCGATCCCGACCAGGTCGGCGCAGATGACGACGTCGGCGAGCTCCTCCTCGAGCCGCGCCCGGTCGACCACGCCGCCGACGAGACCGAGGCGGACCCGTTCGGCCTTCTTGAGCAGGTTGCAGAGCTCGCCGACCTCTCCGGCCAGCTCGAGGCCGGCGAAGCCGGGGCCGGTGTCGGCGCCGGTCGGATTCCATTCCTTCGCCCGGGCGAGGTTCGCCTGGCGGAGCGTGCTGAAGTCGAGGCTGCGGCCCGGGGTGCTGGTGTCGGTCAAGAGACACCGCCTTCCGGGTCCTTCGGGGGCACCACGACGTCACCTTGGGCATCAATGAGCGTCGCGCCAGGGAGCGATCGCTGGAGCTCCTTCACCGCTTGAACAAGCGTGAGGGCCGACGCCCCCAGCGGTCGGTGTGCATCGATCCGCCTGAGAATCGCGGTCAGCGTCACCTTCTGTTGGTCCCCGAGCCCTTCGGCGTGGTTGGATGCCCACTGGGCGAGGATCCGAAGCTCGTGCCAGTTCAGCGCCATGAAGACGTCGTGGGCCGGATCGCAGGGCAGCGACCGGCTCCCGCACGAGGGGCACTTGTCCACGCCCGTGGTTGGGAGCGTCGCGTTGTCGAACTCAGAGCCACACGAGACGCAACGCACTCGGCGGCCGACGGGGTTCGACTCGTCGCAGCGGGTGATGACGGCGAGAAGGTCGGCGGCCAGCTCGAAGTCGGCCCAGGTGACCGCGAGGTCCTTGGCTGCTCGAAGGAGACCCATCTGGGCGCTCGTCGCGGCGATTCGGGAAGCGCTCAAGCGGCACCGCCTTTCCCGGCGCCGGCCGACCCGATCGAGCCGAGATCGCGGATGTGGTCGAAGGCCCGCTCGAGGTCGGGCGTGAGCCCGGCGGCGGCGCGCTCGCGAACCGAGGTGCGGCGCGGCGACTTGCCGGGCCGGCCGCGGTGCTGAATTGCAACATCGTCGGGACCGCCCGGACCCGAACTGCACGCCTGCTGCAACGTGCCGGATGGCGTTGCAGTAACCCCCGAGGCCATCAGCGACTTAGAATCGCACGGTTCCCCGTCGGGGCGACTCATAATCGCCAAGACGTCGGTTCGAATCCGACCTGTCCCACTATCCACCGATGCCCCCGACGATCCATTGGTGCTCATTTCTGCCTCAGTTTCCCGGTGTCCCGGAGTTCCGCCGCCTGGCTCGTCGTCTCGGTCATCGTCCACCGACGACCGGGACAATCCGCTGGTGATTGCACGATTACTGCAACGTCCCTGAGCGACTTCCGGAGACTCTTCGGCCTCCGTGGTCACGATCTCCGGGGACGACCCCGACGCCTCCACGCCGCCCTGCGGACGGTCCGGAGTCGCCGCGCCGACGTCGAACGCTCCGCTCACAGCCTTCGCGATGTCGCGGTCGGTGATGTGCGTGTAGGTGCGCATCGTCAGCTCCATCGTGGAGTGCCGCATCAGCCGCTGCGCCTCGGCGGGCGTCGCGCCCGACACGGCCAGCGTGGTGCCGAACGTGTGGCGGAGCGCGTGGAAGTCCACGACGCCCGCGGAGTTCTTGACCTCGATCTTCGCCCGCGCGAGATCGCCCTTGACGAGGCCCGCCGTGTCCACTTGGGCGAGCCCCGGCCAGACCGCCCGGGATCCGACGCGGCCCATCAGCCACGAGCGGAGGAGCGGCACGATCGACCGGGGCAACGGCTGCTCGACGGTCTTGCGGTTCTTCGCGTTGTTGCCGGTGAGGCGCACGTGCGGAATCCGGGCGTCCAGGTTGAACGACGACACCGAGAGCGAAGCGCACTCGCTCTTGCGGAAGCCCGTCGCGAGCGCGAAGCGGTAGAGCATCGCCCGGTCCGGTCCGCTGATCCCGCCGACGTCGGGGCCTCGCTCCGCCGCCGCGACGAACCGCTGCTGCTCGGCGAGCGTGAGGGCCCGTCGCCGCTTCGTCTCGAAGCCCTGCGTGCGGAACCGCTGGAGGCCCGCGAGCGGGTCCATGAGGAGCCGGCCCTTCTGGTGCAGCCAGCGGGTGAAGTTCTTCAGGTACGCGCGGCGGAGGTTCAAGGTCGATGGGGCCAGGCCCGTCGCATCGCGGTCCTTCCGCTCGGCCTCGGCCCTCGCCTTGGCGCCGGTCCGCCCGCCGCCAGGTCGAGCCGCCTGCTTCGGCCGTCGCGGGTCCGTGGGGTCGACCGCCGCGGCCGACGTCGCCGACGGAACCGTCGGGAGGTCGCCGCGCCGAAGCCGCTGGAGGAGCTCCTGGGCGCTCTGGAGGGTGATGTGGGTCAGCTTCTCCCAGCCGGCGAGCGTCGCCATGCTCTTCAGCGCGTCGATCTTCCGCTCGACGTGCCCGGGCGTGAGGTCCTTCGGGTTCTCCCGGTTGGCCTTCGCGAAGTCCTCGAGGTGCTCGGCGATCGGTCGCCTCTCCTGGTTGATCAGGACGTCGCCGGTGGCCTCGGCTCGCTCGCCCTCGCGGAGCCAGCGGTCGGCGACCGTGCGGGCCGCGGCGCGGTCCTTGAGCTTCGTCGAGCGCCGAACCCAGCGGCCGCTCTCGTAGGCGTAGGCGTGCCACGGGCCGCCCTTGCGGGTCTGCCAGATGTGGCCCTTCCCTCGACCTGTGCGGGATCCGCTCATGCGCGCTTCGCCCTCTTGCTCGTGCCTTCGACCGATCCGCCGCTCAGGAGCCATCGCTCGAGGTCCGCCGCATACCAGATCTGGATGCGTCCCATCGAGACGCGGGGAGCGGGTACCAATCCGTCCCGGCGGAGCGCCGCGAACTTCGACCGGCGGAGCCCGACGAACGCCGCCGCCTGGCCGACGCGCAGGCCGATCGGCTTCACGGCCTGCTCGGGCTGGGTTGTCTCGGTGGTCTCAGGCATGCTGTTCGCCCTTCCTGATGTTGGCGGGCTGCGATCCCGTTCTTGACTCACCGTTCGCGGCGCGGACGAGGAGCAAGTCGCGCATCTCCTCCAACGTGCCTGAGAAGAACGAGCCGTCGGGCAAAATCACGAGACAGCGCGGAGGTCCGAACTTCCGCAAGAAGACCCGCATCGACTCGCGGATCTCATCGGCGCTCGGGGCCAGGGAGGCCGAACAGGTGAACGGCGAGTTCTCAAACATCCAGACCCCCACCCATCGGCAGCGGCAGAAAATCAAACTCCACTGCTCCATCACCTCGGGCGGGCCCGGACGCCGGGGCCACGGACGTCCCACCGTCCGAAGGACTGATCCCGGGGTCCGAGCCCGTCGCCGCCGGAGAGGAGGATGAGGGGTTTCGGTGAGCTCGCTTCCACGCTCGGGCGTTCTCCCGCTTCGCGAAGACCGCCTGGGCCTCGTCGAGTTGGAAAACCACGCCGGTCTCCCGGTCGATCGCCTCGAGGCGATCAACGACGAACAGGATGTCCTCGGGCGCCGTGCCGAGATAGACCCGGTCGCCGCGCGTCACCCATGCGCCGTCGTCGGTGAAGCGGGCGCGAGCCACGCCTCCGGACGCTTCGGCCAGGGAGAGCTGTCGGGTGAGTTCCGTGACGCTGGCCTCGAGCTTGGCCAACTCCGCGGCCATCGAAGCCTCTTCCTCGCGCTTCGCCCTCACCCAAGCGATCGCGTGGCGCCGCCAGTCCTCGATCTGCGCGGAGCGACGCTTGGCCGGGTCCTCGCAGCACGCTGGAATCCGCAGCTCCCCAACCACGTCGATGGATGCGTTCGCTCGCTCGTCCATCCACTTCGCGACCATCAGGCTGGTGGAGAGTCCGGTGATCGCGTTGCAGAGGCGCTCCAAGTCGGTCGCGTTGGCCATCGAGAGATAGAAAGTCGTCCTGGCCCGCTCGTCCCTCATGTCCTCGATCGTCTTGCACCAGGCGACAAGCTCGTCGATCTCGCACGATCCGAGGACCCCCGCTTCGGGATCGGGCCGGAACCACGTTCTAGGGTTCCACCAGCGGAACCCCGGAGCCGGGTCGCGATGCGGAAGTACGCGGGGCTCGGCTCTCCGCTGCGCTCCGTCGATCCACTGTTGCTCAGCCTTGGTGACCATTGCGACCTCCTCTGCACTGCGCACACAGAACGCGCTTGCCCTCGACGAACCAGAGGCGGTGTCGGGGCGTGATAGATTCGCACCCCAGGCACAAGCCGACCTCGCCGTGCCGAAGCGGGGACTTGCCGTCGACGCGGCCGTAGCCGCTGCGAATCGTGATGGCCATGTCCCGCGATACCTTCGGCCCGCCTTGTGTCTGCTGCATGGGCTGCTCCTCGCCAGTCGAAACGGTGCGGGAGGATTCGAACCTCCGACCTTCGGCCACTGCTGACCGACGCTCTCCGCCGAGCTCCGCGACCGTGTGTACTCCGTCCTTCGCCCCATCAGACCTTCGGCGGCCACTCCGCCCAGGTGCCGATCCCGCTCCGCTCGAGCCGCTTCTGCTGTTCGCGGCTCAGCGGGTCGTAGACAGGGATTCCAACGAACGTGTTGCCCTCAGACCGACCGCGCAACTCCGCCAGGACGTCGCGATCCTCTTTGCCGTGGACAAAGACGTTCACGTCCGCTCGGTGGTCGGCGCCGCCGCGGATCTCGTCAGGCAGGTTGAACGGCCCCCGCACGACCTTCGCCGGTCGAGGACCGTTCCAGCGGTTCGGCGAGAAGAGCCACAGGTCTCGGCAGACCGAGCTGGGGATGCGGCTCGTCGGAATGCTGTCGTCGGTGACGGACACGGCGCTCGCCTCCGCCTGCGTGGCTGGCTTCGCTTCGGTGGCGGGTGAACTCACGGTGGGCGCTTCGATGGTCGCGCCGGCTGGCTGTTTCGTTGTCATGGGTTTCCTTGATGACTGCTATCGAAAGGTCGGCACCACGCCGAGCCTGAGTCCGATCGGACCTTGATGGTCCGCGTGGGTGATCAGTCAGGTCGCATCACGCTGCGAGCGGTCTGCTGGTGCTCTCCACGGGCGATGCACCACAATGGAAGTCCGTCGCGAACGACCTGGAGCTCGAGATCGATCCGGCGTCGCACCGCCATCGAGAGCTTCGGGGCATAGAGCCGGAACAGGACCGGCTCGTCGGGCTTCTTCGGCATCTCGATCTCCAGACGCACGTTCTGCACGACCCACGCGGTCTCCTCGGCCACGTCCTTGTCGAGGATCGGGATCCTGATGTCGAACTGGCGGGGGAAGTTGACGAGCGTGTTGTCGGCCTGGCTCTTGTAGAAGACGCCGAAGGTCTCGCCGTCAACGCGAACGTCGCTGTCGGTGTTGACGCACCAGCCGACCTTGACGGTCCGCATGGCGTTGAGGATGTCCGCGTCCTCGAGCGTGTGCTGGAACCGGAGGAGGCTCTCGAAGAGCTCGCGGTGAGCGAGAGGCCTGCTCGTCAGGTTGACCCACGCGAGATACTCCGGCGAATAGACGAACTTGAGGTGGACCAGCTCACGCTTTCCGCGCTCGCGGGTCTCGTCGAGCGAGAGCACGGCGCCACCGTCCGTGAACAGGATGAGGCCACGCTGGGCGTCGGAATACTTGGTCGCGAGCGCCACGAGGCTCTGCACATCCTGAACCCGGTGGGCCCGCCAGTCGACCGGCGCCTCGTACTCGTCGACGGGAAGCTGCGGGGCCTGATCGACCCGATACACGAGCTGCTTCACGCCAGCCTCTGATGCCTCCTCGGCCATGCGGACCGCGAATCCGCGGCCGTCCCGTCCGGCTTCGCTGATCGCCTTGATCAGCAGGGAATCGAGCGGCGAGTTTCCGCTCTCCTTCAGCGTGCAATCGGCGTCCGCTGGCTTGGTCTGAACACTGGTCACGGTCCTGCTCCTTCTGCGCGTTGGCGCTCGTCTCCGTCAGCTCGCCGTCCCGGCCACGCGGCCGACCACGTCGTGCGATGTCGTCTCCGGTCGCATCTCGCCCGTCGCTGGATCGAGGACCCCAACGGGCTTGCCCTTCTTGTCGAAGAGCTTCAACTGGTCCGGAGCCTCGCTGGTGCCGTCGGGCTGGCAGAGGATCCGGCCTCCGCGCGAGATCGCCATGCTGGAACGCGCCTCCTTCGGGGCGCGGAACGTCACGGCACTTTCGATCTCGACGTAGCCGTCGATCTTGGGGTCGGCTCGGAGCTGGATCTCGGCGACGATCTTCACCGAGCACTTCTCGCCGTCGCGGACGAGTCGCTTGTGCAGCGTTGCATGCGCGTCCGCGATCGCCTGATTCAGCTCCTCGAGGAATCCGCCCTCGTGGATGTCGGCGGCGCGCACCTCGTGGTAGACGTCACCGGTCATGCTCGTGCCCTTCATGGTCTGGCTCCTTGGTGATTCGAATGCCCGGGCGGCTGCGGTCCGTCACCGCCCGGGCATGTGAGTGATCTGGAAAGGGCCCCGGACTCGTGCGAGCCCGAAGCCCCGATAGGGGGCTCGCTAGGGCTGGCGTCCGGACTTCCCGCGCATCTCGTCGAGCAGCTCGCGGCGGACGATCGCCACGTTCGGACTCGCCCGAAACGCCGCGACCACGCTGCCGCGACGGCAACGAACGAACTCGATCTCGATCGGAGCCGAGCCCGGGACGACGAGCACGATCGACTCGCCTGGACGCCTGGTCAGCTTCAGACACTTGCTGCTCATCGGGCACCTCGCAGCGCTGCCTTCGCGGCTCGCAACTGGATCGCCTGAGCGGCGGTCCTGATCTGCTCACGGGCGACGTGCATGCCGATCTCGAGGGGTGCACGTCGGGTGAGCTCGTCGATGGCCTCGTCGTTGAGCTGCCGGCCGGCGATCGACTTCGCGACCCACTGGAGGATGCGGTCGGAGCGCCTGACCATCCGATACGGGGCCTTTCGCGGGCTCATCGGACTCCGCCCATCTGCGCCGTCGCGACGACGCGGTCGGCGTCGAACCGCTCCAACGCCGCACAGAGCTCTCCCTGGGTGACTCGGCGATGAAGTGCCCGCGAGGCACGCCTCGCGAGAACTCCCGCCGAGCCCACGAGAGAGCCCTGTGCGGCGCGGCCTCGGATCCACCTCGCGAGGTCGGCCCGAGCGAATGAGGTCCCGCTCGGGATGGCATGGATCTCGGAGGAGGCCGCGGAGAAGAGAGGCGAAAGGGCCGCCGCCCCGAAGACCAGCATCAGCAGGCCGATCGAGGCGACGGAGAGGAGGCCGGTGACCGTGATGACGCCCAGGCGAGCGAGCAGGGCGAAGGTCAGGAGACCAAGAACTGCTGCTGCGAGCGTGCGGGGAAGTTTGTTGGCGACCGCGTCCATGCGAATCTCCGTGTGGTGGTGGGGGCCGATCGTCGGGTTGAGCCGGCGATCGGCCCCGTTCGTGGGTTAGGCCGTGTCAGCCAGCCTTGCGGCGGCTCATCCGTGTGGGGTTAGTTCCCGCCGCTTGTTTCGCGTTTGCGGGTCTGGCAGACTGTCGCGCGTCGCCAATGGACGGGGACGCCGGGTCTGCGAAGCCCAGTTCGCATTCCTGCTGCTCACGGGTGAGCTGACAGAACTTCCTCACCGCCGCTCCAAACAGCCTGTGCTGCGAAACGCGAAGTCGATCCGCCGCCCGGCGGAACGTCTCCATGTCGGTGCGAGCGACGGTGATTGTGGTCCACTGACTCATTGCAATCACTGTATCGACTGCATTGCTGTTGTCAATGAGCTTTCCTGAGATTCAGTGAAAGCCTTTTGTAACCCATTGATTGTGCGTGACTTAGATCATGGATAAAGTGCCGCCCATGGCGAACGGCAAGACTGAGGCAACGGGATCTAGGTCCCCGCAGAAGTGCTTCACATTCAATGCCGCTAGAAAGCCCTTCGAAGAGTGGTGCGAGGCTAACGGCTACGACCAGAATCAGGTCGCGTTGGCTGGTTGGCTCGTGCTGCAATCGTTGAACCACGAACAGCGAACGGCGTGGTTCACGAAGGTGAAGGAAGCAGTGGCGAGGGACTGGAAGCCAGAATCGGGAGGCAGCGCGGCTCCGTCCGCGCCGGCTTCACAACGCCCGGCAGAAAAGACACCGTCGCAAGGTTCACGCCGGGCGCGTTAGAAGTCCACAGTGACGGAGGAAGGAGAGTGCGGAGATTTGGCCGCGCTGATCTGTCGCGCGACATCAACGACGGCACAACCTAGAGCCACGCTCGCGGAATAGGAGACCTCGAGCTTGGAGCGCCGGAAGATCCGGACCGACAACGATGGGCCTGCCCCGCTCGAGCAGTTCGCGGGGCCCTTGACTGTGACCGATCCGCGGGCGGTGAACGCCTCGGAGTACACGCAACAACTCGATAAAAGCGCGGAAGCGCGAATGGCGGACGGCGCTCGATGAGCGTCGGCGCTGTGACGTCCTGAATAGGGGATGCTCCGATGGAGGAGTTTCGACTCGCGACGCGATCGCTTCGTGGTCCGATCTGGTTCTACAGCTATTTTCTTCCCGAGCCCGTTGTCCTCGACTACGTGACTCCGATGCTCCAGCGCAGGATTCGTGGTCCGGTGCTCCTTTCCGTCGACATCTCATTCGAGATCTATTCGAGCGGGTCGATCATCGTTCGGAACGCTGTTCCTGCGACGTCGTGGGGTTCTGAACCAGGCGGAAACGCAATCGCGAGTTACGGAGAAGGCTTCGAGTATCGAGGTCCACTGGCGAAGTCGAGTTGGGTTGCCCAGATAGAGCGAGCTTTGCGAGAGAAGGGACTTGACGAACTTCTCACCAAGGCATGGGAGAACGTCCAACGGTGGCGGAGCATGCCGCCGTCCGATCGTCCAGCGTGCCGATCATCGATCCGAGTTATCGAGGAACTCCATGGGCATCTTGCTCACGAGGTCACAGAATCTGAAGCGCGGGTATTGATCGACTTCCTCAACGCGCATGTGGTGTCTTGTCCGTATTGCCGCGAGCGCATCCCGTGTTCTGACCAACGCTGCGGGTGCTGTGGTTCCGACCTTTCTGCTATGCGCGTGACGGTGAGTTGCCGTTAGTGACGATCTCTGGAACGGAGAATGGCCTTCGCTTGGTCGCGTGTGAGCGTCGACGATCGGCACGCTGCGTCCCACAGCCTCGGCGTGAGCTGGCTATAGGAAATCGACCCGCACCGCTTCAGCACGCCTTTGAGCCAGCAACTCGTGCACGGCACTCCCGTCCGCTTCGCCTGCTGAGGTTCGTCGTCAGCGCCGAGCCCGTCGTTGCGCGTGCAGTGATCACAGGCGGCCGGGAGCTCGCAGGCGGGACGGAGGTGCCGCATGCAGCGGCCCCGCACGAACGCCGAGCAACTCACGTGCTCACCGTCAGCGTGCCTGGCGTGTAGGCCGACACGAACGGCATGCCGACCGAGCAGCAGCTCCCGTCTCCGGGCGTGCAGAGCTGATAGATGAACATGCTCCCGGGGTAACAGCTCGAGCCCCCGATGAACGTGTAGTCGCCGATCAGCGGGCACTCGGGATAGGTGAGGTTCGAGGACGGCTCGTAGCCGAACAGGTCGAGATAGCCCCACGAATCGGAACCGTAGCCGCAATAGGGACCGGCCAGCGCGGTGGGGCCGATGCCGATCGCGAGCCGGCACTCCCAGCGCGAGAAGAGTGTGTTGTAGTAGACCTCACCGCGCACGAGGATGTTCAGGACGATCGTCGTCCCCGGGTCGTCGCAGTTGACCATCGTCACCGTTCCGATGGTGGTCTCGCCTACATAGTCGCAGTTGCCGGTGCCCTCGACCCGGGTCACCACGACGGATGCGCCGGACACCGTCGTCGCCGACGCTGACCAGCTCCCCGAGTCCACGCAGATGCCGGCGACGCAATCGGCGAAGAACTCAATGGTGCCGTCCCACTCGACCGTGAGCGTCGCGTACGCGGCACAGTCGCAGGAGGTCCCGCAGCAGCAGCCGGCACCGACGCAGCCGACGACGTGGCTCATCGCTCAGCACCCCACATCGGTTGGGCAGGCGACATCGAACTCGTAGATCTTCGTTCCACCCGAGGTGAGCCCGGTCCACTTGGCCCATACCGGTCCCGTCACGGGCGACGGCGTGATCGTGGCTCCGTTCGCCAGGGCGAGCGACTGCCCGTGCCCCCAGTTGGCTTGGTCTTCGTAGAGGTTCCATCCGATGACGGCAGCGCCACCGGTCGCCGAGACCACTCGCGAGGAGTTGATCGACGAGGGGAGGAGGCTGTAGTCCCACTGCGGGGGGCTGGCGCCACCGACCGGCGTGGTGGCGGTGTCGTCGACGAGGAAGCGCTCGACGGCACCGCTCGATGCGGCAACACCGAGCTGGATGATCGCCCACACGACACCCGACGAGCCCGCCTCGCGGGCGAGGATTCGAGCCGTGCCCGAGGCGTTCGTGACAAGGAAGTTCGTCTCGCCGTCGACCTCGCCGACCACGAAGCCGCTCGGGTCCGTGATGTTGACCTGGGCGACTGCGATGCCGTCGACGGCGACCTGCCCGAACTTCCCCGCGGCGATGGGCTCAAGGGCAATCCCGAACTTCCCGGCGGTCGCCGACGTCGGGACGCGCACCTGCACCGCCCGGTTGTTCTGGAACCCGACGACGTTGTCTGATGGCACGAACAGCGTGTCGAAGATCTCGACCACGCCGAACATGGGGACGTCGTCTCCACCGGCGTTCTTCGCCAGGAGCGTGTTGCTATCGATCGGTGCGCTGCTTCCGCCTCCCGCCAGGCGGCGCTTCATCGTCTCGATCACTTCGATGCCAGCCGACACGCGGTTCTCGCGAGAGGCGGACGGACGGACGGGCTGACCCTGGCTGAATCGCTCCATCGTCACGGTCAGGGCTCCAGGAGTGCGAAGTTCACCGCGGGGAAGAGCTCATGCACGTACACCGCAACGGTGTCCACCACGACGGTCTTGGCGACTGGATCCTCGGTCCGCTGGGTGAGCGCCCACACGTACTCGTGGCCCTTCTTGTTGATGCCGGTGACTCCCCCGAAGGTCTGTCCGGTCACGTTCTCCGACACGTCGAACGTGCGGGAGAGATCCCAATAGCCGTCGGCACGCTCGGTCATCCGCCCGCCCATGAAGCGGACCTCGCCCGCCGCGAACCCGCGGTACTCGGCGTTGTTGACGTATTTCTTTGCCCAGGTCTGGAGCCGACGTCCGTAGGCCTGGCTCGCCTGTGCCGCGGTGATCACGCTGTCGATCGTCATGATCCCGCCGCCGACCTCGACGTCGATGCCCTCGACGCCGTCCTCGGTGACGTTGATCGCGTCGCCGTTGTCGGGGACGGTCCCAGTCATCGAATATCCGGCGATGAGCGTCGCGTGGGTTCGGCGAACGGTCGTTCCGCCGGTCGTGTCCCAGGTGATCCGTTCCGGGTCGCCGTACTGAAGGGGAGGCTGTTGCTGGACCTCGGCCGCGTACCGCGCGTGGAGATACCAATGGCCGCCGCCGATGTACTCCCGGTCGATCTGCTGGCGCACGAGGCCGAGGTATGTCAGCGGGATCGAGGACGAGAAGATCGCGACCGCGACGTCGTTGTAGTTGTCGGATCCCGAGGCGTGGAAGCTCAGCGTGACGTTGCTGTTGGGGCTGTCCTCGCCGTCACCCGAGCGTTCGAATTCTGTGATGGTGACTATTGGCATGGGGACTCACGCTCCGTAGACGAGACCGTTCTTCTGCATGAGCGACACCAGCTTCCGGGTGTTGCGGGCCGTCTCCTTGGTGCTCTCGACCAGTGCGCCTCCGCCACCGGCGATCCCGACAGGGTCGAAGAACCCAGCGGAGAAGGAGCCGACCGCGCCGTAGCTGCTGGTGGGACCGGCCGCCGGGTGGGCGGCGTCATAGAGATCCTTGGCCTGCTGGATCTCCTGCACGGTCGCTCCGAGGTCCTCGAGCTTCTTCTGGATGATCTCGAACTCCGTCTTGCCGGCGTTGTCCGCCTGCTCCTGAAGTTGCTTGAGGATGTCGGCGATGTTCGCGCTCTTGTCGGCCTGGGCCTTCTTGGACGCAGTTTCGTCGAAGATCCGGATGGCCTCGGTGATCTGCTCCTGTGTGGCACCGAGCGCCTTCAGCGATCGCTCGAGCATCGCCCGCTCGTCCATCCCGAAGGTCGCGTTGTCGTCGGTGAGCTGCTTGAGGATGTCGGCGACCTTCTGGGCATCCTCGAGCCTCTGCTTCTGCTCGGCGTCCTGCTGCTCGATCGCCTTGCGCTTCTCCTCGGTGGCGTCGAAGATGGCCATCGCCTCGCGGATCCGTTCCTCTCCCGCTCCGAGCTCCTTGAGCGATGCGGCCAGCCGGTCGCGTTCCGACAAGCCCATCTCGCGGTTCTTCTGGGCGAGCTCGTCCATGACCTCGGAGAGCTTCTTCGCCTGCTCGACTTCCTTCGCCCGTGCCTTCGCGGCCTCGAACGCGGAGCGGATCCGCTCGCCAACTGCATCCGCCTCGGCGTCGCGGCCGGCAGCCCGGAGCGTCTCTTGGAGTGATGCAATCTGCTCCTCGAGCCGCTTGGCCTGGATCTCGTCTTCGGAGAGCACGCCGGACATTTCGGTGAATCCGTCGAGCAACGACTGGAGAGCGTCGTCCGCCTCCTTCGACAGCACCGCCTTGAAGGCGTCGCGGAGCGCCCCGACGGAGGCGCTGGCCTCCTTGTAGGACTGGCCCTCCTCGACCAGGGCACGAATGTGGTCGCGGACCCTTCGCTCAAACTGGTCGGTCCTCGCCTGGGCGCCGTTGCCGGCGAGCTGGTCCTGAAGGTCCACCTGCTCGCCGGTGATCTTCTCTCGCAGCTTCGCGATGTCCTCGAGCCGCTTCTGCTCCGCCTGGTATGCCGCCTCTTCGGCCTTCGAACCGTAGAGCTTCTCACCAACCGCCTCGCCGAGCGCCGTGAGCGCTCCCAAGATGGGAACGCTCTTCACGCCTTCGATGATCGACTCGCCGATCGCAATCCCGGCGTCACCGAATCCGAACTGATCGCCAGAAATGGTCGCCTCGTTCATCCGCTCGGCGAGCTTCCGCATTGCCCCGTCGATCGCACCGATGGCCACGAACCCGGCGAATCCGCCGACGACGGCGTGGCCGAACTTGCCGCCGACCTTCTCGCCGAACTGGCTCAGTGAGCCCGCGAACGTGGAGACCTTATCCTTGGCCTGGTCGAGCACCTGCTTGAGGTTGCCCATCTTGGCGTTGAGCATCACCCACGCTTCACCGGCCTTGATCTGTGCGGAAGTTGTCATGGCTTCTTCCCTCCGCCGAGCGAGTTCTCCCAGAACTTCGCGATCGCGTCCTTCGACTTGACGAGCGCCGGCGCCATGTAGGGGCGCGCCGGAAACTTCCGGTCCAGATGGCCATAGAGATCGTTCTCGATCTGCGTCGACTCCGCGGCCTGCTGCGCCGTCTTGATCCTGATGTAGACGACCTGTCGCTGCTTGACGTCATGACGCGCGAACTTGGTCGATCGTCCGAACGAGAAGAATCGATCGTCGACGATCCGGATTGGTCCGGTGTCTCCGACCTTCTTGACCTCCCGGCGCACCGCCTGCTGGATTCCACCGAACTCGTGGAGCTTGGGGATGCCCTTGCTCTTTCCAAACAGCGTGGGTCCAACAACAACGGACTTGGTCTCAGGCTCCCACGCAAAGGTGAGCAGCTTGCGAAGGAGCGGCCCCCTCGGGTTGTCGTTGTGGGCCGACGGGGGCTCACCGGGCTTCGCCTTGGCCTTGCGGTAGCGCATCGAGCGTTGTGCAGCCTTCCGCACGTACGCGCCAGCCTTGACGAGCGAAACGTACTCCGCCTCGTCGATCGCCTTGAGCACCTTCGCGCGGTTGAAGAAGCCCGCCTTGAAGCTCTGGAGGGCCGAACGCGACGCCGCGGAGAGCCCGACCTTGTCCGGGCTCTCCGCGATGGCGATGTCGAGCGAGATTGGTGAGTTGCCTGCCATGGGGTCTCAGACGAGGGCGCCGACCGCGATCGTGAGTGCGCCGTCGATGATGCCGATGAGACGGGCATCCGTGGCGTCCGCCTGGTCGATCGCGCGACCGGCGGCCATGAGGGCGATCGAGTCACGCTCCGCGATCACCGCGAGACGAAAGCCGGGCTCCGCGGCGATCGAGGTGAGGTGGCGGACTCGCTCGCTGGCGTAGGCCGCGACGGTCTTCAGGTCGTGCGAGAGCGTGGTGCCGGCCTCGGCGGCCTGCTCCTTGAGCAGGGCGACGAGCTGGTCTCCGACTGATTCTGCGTTCTGCATGGGGTCGCTCCAGAAAGAGTGGGGGAGTCAGCCGACGTGCGGATGGCGCTACGGATCGGATCCGCACGTGCGCTTGAGGACCTCGCCGAAGCGGTCGAGGCGCTCGGTGAGGCTCTTCGCCACGCCGGGACCGATCGAGCCGTCCGCGAGAGCCGACGCGATGCCGGCCTGCGCGTAGGAGCGGACGTCAGCCCAGCGGGGCAGGGCGTCCTCGGCGATCGCCTCCCGGATCTTCGATTCGATCGCCGCGTGGAAGGCCTCGAGCCGGGCCGTGGCCACGGTGCGATCGGCCTCCGGCAGGGTGGCGATCCCGCGGAGCGCGTCGTCCCGAATCCCGTCGTCGGAAAGGAGCAGGGCGGGGACACCGACGGTGTCCCGGGCGATCGAACCGGCGCACCCCTGCAACTGGATTCCCAGCAACAGGGCCGCGACGAGGGCGACGGTCGTGATCACTCGTGATCTGTACATTCGCATGATGGTCCTCGGTTGGAGTGTGGCTCTGTTCTCTGGTGAGCTCTTGCTCGCTGCTGTCAGTTGTTGCGGACCGGGCCTGGCCTCGTCTCTCGCTCGAGCGTCGAGAGGCGCCATTCCGTCTGCCGGCTGTTGGCCTCGAGGTTGCTCACGATGCCTTTGATGAGCCGGACGTCGTCTGCGAGCCCGTCGATCTTGTTGACGTCGGTCCTCATCTCGCGGATGTCGGCGCTGGTCTCCATGAGGAGCTGATGGTCGGAGTTCTGCGCCGCCTCGAGCCGCTCGATCGCCTTCTCCTGGTTGTTGATCCAGGGCATCACGACCTGCATGGCGATGATCGCGACGATGCCGATCGTCGTGGACGATGGCCGCTTGCCGGACTTGGGGTCGTCCGACTCGGACGCCGCCGCGGCCGCCAATTCCCCGACCGCCTCTGCCCCCCGATCCAGTGGTGTGCTGGTCACTGTGCTGCGCTCCCTTCGTTCGTGAGGGCGGAGAGGAGCTCCGCCAGGTCCGTTGCGTTGACGATGCCGTCCCGATTGATGTCTGCGGCGACGTGTGCCGTTCCCCATTCGCCGAGGCAGATCGCCAGGTCGCTCGCGTCGACCTTGCCGTTGCCGTCGAGGTCCGCTGGTTCGCAGGGAGCGACCTGTCCGGTCGCGACGATCACGTTGCCCGGCTCGAGCTGCACGACGTAGCGATCCCGCACGAACGCAAGCGGTCCGGCCGGGTCGATGCGGTGCCCGGTGATCACGCCTCCGTCCTTCGTGATGACGCGACCTTCAATCTGGGCTCCGGTGGTCCCGACCACCCAGATGGGCCCGGTCAGCTCGCCGGTCGGGCGCCACGCCGCGTCCACCTGAACGGAAAGGTGCTCGGTGCACAGGCTCCGCGCGGTGATCGCCCACACGCCGAGCGCGCGGTCGATCTGGAGCTCCATGCGGACCTTCGTCGGGTCCTGGACCACCGCGCTGCCGTCCTGGTCGCCGATGGCCTGACCGGACCACGGACCCGATGCGGTCGTGACGCCGACCGACAGAATGGATGTGACCGTGGATGGCATGGCGTTGGCTCCTGTGATCAGGCGAGGGGTGACACGACCGGCCCGCCGGAGCTGCGGCGAGTCCTCTTGATGCTTCCGTCCAAGTTGAAGCCGGGGGCGCCCTTCTGGGCGTTCAGGCCGGCATGCAGCTCGTATCCCTGCAGCAACGCCGTCGCCGGGTCAACGTGGATGCCGTCGGTCAGGTTGACCGCGTTGGCGTCGAGCCGGCTCATCGTCGAGGCGTGGAAGACGTTCCCCACGACCGAGCGGAGGTCGGCCTTGTAGATCTCGTCGATCTGCCGCGGGGTTCGCCGCCGGAATCGGTTCGCCGTTCCGTTCACGACGAAGCCTGCGTCCTGGAGATTCGGCGAGTCGGTCGTGACCATCGTTCCGCCTCTTGACGCGACCCAGTCGGTGAGGAGTCGCTTGTTCGCGGCCACGCTGATCGCTTCCGCGTTCATGTTGGCCTCGGTCGCGGTGGCGGTGGTCGAGTTGACGACGAAGCACTCCGAGAGGGCCCAGAGCGGGGGCAGCTCAGTGCAGTTCGGGAGCCAGTTGACGAGGTCCTGCTCCTGGGTGCAGCCCGAGCGGGCGAAGTTGATCGCCGCGTGGAAGCCCGCGAGGATCGTCATGCCGAACGGACACGGGTCATAGCCGTTGGGAATCGAGTCGGCGTCGCCCGATTGGATGATGTAGGAGCCGAGCCGCTGGGCCGCGCAGTGGAACTGTGGCCACACGAGGTCGATCGAGCCCGAGACGCTCGCGTTGGGGATCGACTCGACAAACGTCACCGTCGTCGCGGTCGAGCTCGCGACGGTGTACGTTCCGTCGTTGACGTTCCCCGCGGAGCCCGTCCAGTAGACCTTGTCGCCCGCACTGGGATTCCTCGAGCCCATGGTGCCGACGGTGACTGTCTTGGTGCCCTGGTTGACCGCGCTCACCGCGTAGGGCTCGGTGGTGTTCGACGACTTGTAGGAGTCGCCGAAGAGGGCGCAGGGCCGCGCCCATGCGCCAGCGCCCTGGTGGCTCATGCTTCCGCCGCCCGAACCGATCTCGATCTCATAGGTGGGCTTGCCGATGGCCCCGCCGTCGTAGATGGACGAGACGGTGATCGTTCGCGCCATCGAGGCGAGCTTGCTCGCGTCCGCGAGGTTGTGGAGGGTGACCCTGCACTCCCCGGCTTTCAGGCTCGCCATGAGCTGCCAACGAGAGTTTGCCGGCAGCGCGGTGCGGCCGGTGAGCACCGTCGATCCGTTGATCTGGAGCGTCCCCGTGCCGCTGTCATCGAACAGCACCTTGATGAGTTCGGTGGTGTTGTCAGCGGCGTAGACGCGCCACGTGACCTTTCCGCCGTTCGGCACTGCCGAGAGGAAGTTCACGTGCACGCGCCCGTCGGGACCGGCCACCTTCGTGCCGATCGTGCCGTCCCAGATCGACGGAAACTCGGAAGTCCACTTCTTGCCGCTCGTCCCGCGGAAGATCGCTTCGGCGCGGCCCGGGAAGGTCCCGCCGGTGTTGATGACGCGCCCGATCGTGGGGAGCGTGCCCCCGTTCGGCGAGGTGACTGACCAGCGGTCCTTGGTGAACTGCACCGGCCAGAGCCGGCGCATCGCCATGTCGCGCGTGGTGTTTTCCGTCCACTCCTCGGTGACTGCCGTCGGGAGGTCCGCCTCGGGGACGGACTGCACCTTGATCGGACAGGCGTAGCGGAAGCGGCAGCCCGTTCGGGCCGTGGTGAAGCCGGAGAGCAGGCCGAAGAACGTCTCGAGGTAATTGCCGTCGGTCGCCCAGACGTTGACGTTCGTCATCTGGAAGACGAGGCGTCCGCTCAGGTAGACGCGGATCTCGCCGTCGGTCGCCGCGGCGCCGGTGGCTCGCCGTGCCCAGACCTGGAACTTGTACCAGCGGTTGAAGGCAAGATGCCCGTTCGGCAGCGATGAGCTGAAGCCGCCCGTCCCGACGATGTAGGTGTTGGTGCCGGTATAGCCGCCGTCCGAGAGGACGATCGACGGCGCGAATCCCCCGACGTTGTACGGGTTCATCCGTGTCTGGTACTTCGTCGAACCGACCGCGCCCTTGAACTCGTGCATCGAGAGCGCACCAGGGTTGTGCGCCGGGCTGAGCGAGCCGGCGAGCGACGAGAAGGTCGTCTCGTCGGTCCACCACTGGACCCAGCACGAGACGAGATAGCCGTTCTCGAAGTCGATCTCGGCCGTGCCGGCGCCGTCGGTGAGCGTCGAGTTGAGCGCGGTCGAGTCGGTGTTGGCCATGAACGCCACGCACTGACCGGTATGCGCGGAGGGCATCTCGATGAAGCTGTTGCCCGTCGCGCCGGCCGGCTTCGCGTCGGCTCCCGTTCCCCAGGGCTTGAACGTGCCGGCGTTGGCTCCGAGGAGCTGGAAGAGGCCCGTGCCCTCGGCGAAGGTGTAGTAGCACCCGCTGTTGGCGAACGTCGGGTTGCCGCTCGAGGGCCAGGTCTTGTCCGCGCCGGTGCCGACGTTGAGCAGGGCGCCGACGCCGCCCGCGATGCCCGTGATGATGCGGATGTTCTTGATGGCCATGGGTGGGTCCGACTGATTCGTGCGTGCGGTGGGGATGGCCGCTGGATCGGCCGTGCGGTTCAGACGTCGAGCTGAGCGAAGTCGATCGTGCAGGTGTCGGCCACGCCGTCACCGGTGTAGACGAGCTTGAACGACTGGCCGGGCTTCGCGCGGATGTCGAGCGACTTCTTCACGGAGGATCCCGACTGACCGGCGAGGAAGTTCACCGGCGTGAGGTCGGTGTTGTCCGCGTAGAGCTCGCAGTAGTTGGTGCCGTCGCTCGAGCGGAGCAGCCGCAGCGATTCGGTGTTGGGGTCGATGTTGCCGCCCCCGGTCTTCGTGAGGCCGTAGCTGAAGCTGACGGTGCCGTCGTTCAGCGGGCCGGTGCCGATGTCGACGAACGGGATGGTCGCGATGTTGGCGCCAGATCCGGTGTACCCGCCGGTCCCGACGACCTGGCCTGCTGGAGCGAGGAGAAGAGTTGTTCTAGCCATGGGTGGTCTCGTTTTGGGGTGTGCGGTGGTGCCGGTCGAACTGGATCAGTCCCACTTGGAATCGACGGTGATGATGTGGGCGATCACGCCCGCGCTCGGCGCGCTGCCGACCTTCTTCTTCACGACCTGGAAGAACTCGCCCGGCATCACCGGGAGCGGGTTCTTGAACGTCCTCGAGACGGTCTGGAGCTGCACGAGCGCCGCGGCTCCGGACGCCACGGTCTGGACGCCGAGGGGAACCCTGCGGGGAGCCTTGGCTCCCGCGGCCTCGGCCGTCGCGAGCGACACGAGCGTGTGGCCGAAGGCGATAGACCAGACCGCGTTGTAGCCGCCGACGGTGAGTGCTGTCTGGACGAAGCTGTCGACCGTGACGCCCGACACCAAGAGCTTGCGACCGTTGTTGTTGATCGTCGGGGCCGGAACCTGATACGAGCTGATGATGCCGTCCGTGTTCACGGCGAGCGTGTCGGTTTCCCAGAACTGGCCGCCGAGACCGCTGCCGAGTGCCGCGGTGGTGTTGGTGGGCACCGCCGCGCTCGGGTTCGCCGAGTTGGCGAAATTCGCCGTCGAGCCCATCGTGCCGCCGCTGATGCCTTGGTAGCCGCAGAGGCCCATGCCGCACTGGACGTCGGTCCAGTCCCGCGTCTGGCCGAACTGGCCCTGTGAGATCGTGACCCGCTGGATGCGGAGCTGCTGGTGCTGGCTCGCGGCCGAGTTGCCGATCGCGTGGCGGACGGTGTAGGGGACCGCCGCGGCCATCGTGGTGGCGCTCCCGGCTGGCCGCGTCACCCGACCGTAGTAGTCGCCGTCGATCCAGAAGGTGACCTCGTCGGTCGTGATCGCGGCAGTGAACTTGTACACGCGGTTCGGCGTGTGGGTGAACGCGAGCTGGCCCGTCGAGACCTCGACGCCGTTGTAGCAGGCGATGCCCTCGATGCCGGCCGGCGAGACTCGGAAGTAGACGCCGTCGGTCGGGGCGTAGGGATTCGACACCGGCGCAAGGCACGGGCCGAAGTCGATCGTCGTGTTGGTCGTGGCGGAAACCGCGAGCGCCGCGAGCGTGGTCACGTAGAGCGGGCAGTCACCGGTGATCGGGAACGTCTGGTTCGTCTGGGAAATCAGGCCGGTGTTCGCCGTCGTGATCAGGCCGGAGTTCGTGACGAGGAATCCGCCCGCATAGGCGATCGCCATCGTCGTGGTTCGGTTCATCCACGTCGAGGTGTCCTGTGAGGTCGAGTTGAACGAGAAGTCGAGGTGCAGCGACTCGGTCTGCACCCGCTGCACGCAGTCCTCGGTGGTCTCGGGGCGAAGGATCAGCCGTCCACCGGGCTCGTCGGAGCCTGCGCTCTCGTGCGCGACGATGGCGAAGCCCGACTCCGTGATGGTCAGCGGGAGGTTGAATCGCGCGTTGCCGTTGCCGTCGTTCCGGAGCAGGCCCGCAAGTTCCGCAAGTGAGATCTGAACGCCCATGTCATCCTCCGGTGCCGATGCACACGAACTCGTAGCTGCCCTTGGCCTGCGCCGCGCTGAAAACGTTCAGCCGGAAACCGCCGTCGACGATGCCGGTCACGACGCAGCGGAAGTCGAGCAGCGCGAGCTCGATCGGATCCACTCCGGCCATTTCCCTCGGCAACGCGACGATCTTGCTGGTCGACGTCACCCACGATTGACCCGTGACCGACACACCAGCCGTATGGGTGAACTCGGCGCCGAAGTCGACCGTCACGACGCTCGAGGAGACGCCGGCCGGCCCCGTCGGACCGGCGGGGCCCGTCGGTCCCTGGGGACCTGTCGCGCCCGTCGCACCGGTGGCGCCTGTCGCGCCCGCAGGACCCTGCGGGCCCGTCGCGCCTGTGGCTCCGGTCGCCCCCGTGGGTCCCTGTGGGCCGGTCGCGCCCGTTGCTCCGGTCGCGCCTGCGGGCCCGGTGTCGCCCGTATCGCCCTTCGGGCCCTGGGGGCCCGTCGCGCCGGTCGCTCCGGTTGGTCCCTGCGGCCCGGTCGCCCCCGTGGGCCCGGTTTCGCCCGTATCCCCCTTCGGGCCCTGTGGACCGATGGGGCCCTCAACGATCGCTTCCGTCGCTTCCTCGTCGAGGAGCGATTCGACCACCTCGATCGCGTCGATCAGCTCGATGACCTCGTCGACGGCGCTCATCGCGTCACCCCCTGGGTGACCTTGAAGTTGCCCTCGACCTGTCTCTTCTTGGTGCTGCCGACCGAGTTGCTGATGATGACGTCGAACACGCCGGACCTGATCGAGAGTCCGACCGCGTGGGACTGCTTGATGGTGATGGTGATGTATCCGCCGACGTCGAGCGAGATCGATCCGTGGTTCGAGTTCGCGAGGTCGATCACCGGGCTCGCGTCGGACGCGGCCCAGCGGAACTGGCAGGTCGCCGATTCCGTCCCGGCCCACACCCGCGCGACGCCATCGGCGTCGGTCACCTTGAAACGCTTCACCGTGTCGGCGTTCTGGGCGATCTCAAAGATGCGGGTGAGCTTGGCCATGATTCAGTTCTGCTGCGCTGCCGGCGTGACGAGGGTCGAGACGGGCTGGTAGGCGATTGGGTCCTTTGGTCCGAGCTCGCGGATGTGCTCCGCGATCGATCTCCTGGGGGGCCTTCGCATCGGGTGGAACTGTTCCGCCCTGAATGCAGGCCTGTCCGGTCTCCGCTTCACGTTCGCGATGAGCGCCATCAGGGCGCTCGTGACGTCCCAGTCCGCCTCGCGGCGGGCCGAAGCCATCACCGCTAGGTCACGCACGGTGAGCCGGCCTGGACGCACCCCGACGATCCCTGCGCACTTGAGGGCGTATCCCCACCAGAACGCATGGGGATCGAACTGAGGGCCTCCGCGACCCTCTTCTCGACCATCTCCCGGATCTCGATCGCCGTCCTGCGAAGCCGATCCAGGAGATCTCGCTTCGACGGGTTCCGGAAAAAACGGATGTACTCCCGAAAGAGCGCATCGCGAGCGGAATCGAGCGTGGCCTGGTCGATGGCCTTGAGGAAGTCCATCATGTCGACGTTCCTCCGCTCGGCCTGCTCGCGGCAGAGCGACCAGAGGATGTCGATCGTCCTGGCGTCGTCGTTGATGGCCGGCCAGAAACACCCGTTGAAGTCGAGCGAGCGGAGGCCGAGCTCCCGGTCGAGCAGGACGACCGAGTCGCATCCGAACTCGATCGTCCACTGCCGCTTTCGCTTGTCGGTGAACTTCATGGTCGGCTCAGGTGGTCGTGCGGAAGGCGACCGGATAGGCCGAGCTCTTGCCTGGCTTCGCGGTGACGTTGTAGGTGACCTTGCCGTCGAGCGGCGCTCCGCGCTCGAACTGCGTGATGGTGAAGTCGCCTCCGATGCCCTTGTGACCGGCCACGATCTTCGGGCCGTCCAGGAACAGGAGCGAAATGAGCGACTTGCCCTCGAACGCGGTTCGGATCGCGAGGTGACCAGCGATCGCAGGGTCATAGAGCAGGGTGAACGTGACCGAGAGGTCGAAGTTCACCACCGCATACTGCTTCGTGCTCGAGCCCTTGACGGTCACCTCGGTCTCCACGCCCGTCAGGGAGAGAGAGTCCTCGGTGATGTCGGCGAGTTCGGTGGTTGCCTCGGCTCCAGCGTTGCCGTGATAGGCCTTCGTTGCGATTCCGTCGTAGATGGCCATGGGTGGTTTCCAGTCCTGTGGCCGGCGTCAGCCGACCTTGAGTTCGTATTCGAGCGTCACGACTGCGGTCGCGATGCCGTGCTCCATCAGGTGCGGGAGGATGTACGGGGCCTCGGTTCCCACGAAGGACGTCCGGCGCCGCACGCCGTCGATCTGGTTGTCGACGAGGTAGTCCTCCACCTCGTCGGCGAGCGTGACGAGCTCCGAGAAGAGCTCCGTGTCCTGATCCGTTCGCCGCTGCATCGCGACGTCGATCGTGAAGACGCGGATCCGCCTCGTCTTCGTCTCCTGCTCGGTCTTCCTGCTTCGCCAGAGAACGGACGTCGCGATGGCGGCGCTGAATTCGTCGGGGTCCATCAGGGGCTCGGCCCGCGCCTCGGCGCGAGGCGTCTGCGAGAACGTCCCTGCGTTCACCGCGTCGGCGACAAGCTTGGCGACGTCGAAGCCGTTCATGCCTTGCCCTTGAGCTTGGTGCGGATCCGAAGGGTCTGCCTCGCCGCGTCGGTGTCGTATCGGTCGATCGTGCCGTCAACCCTGACGGCGTACGTGAGGGTCTCCGATCCGACCGTCCGGACGATCTCGTCGCCCCGCATCGGGAGCGTCAGGACGCCGTTGAATGCCAGCTCGGAGCGCTCGACGATGAAGTCGAGGTCGTCCGTCGCCATGGAGAGCGCGTCGTCGCTCACGACGCCCCGTCGACCGCGGCCCGGGACGGCCACGATCTGGAACGAGCTCGTTCCGCGCCGATAGGTGACTGTCTCGCCGGCGAACGCCTTGACGGTCGTCGCGAGCGATCCCAAGGCCTGTTGGAGCGGGTTCGGCATGGAGAGACGGCGGGCGAGGCGCCGGGCGAAGCTGGTTCGCCCGGCGCCGCACTCCGGCACGCAGAGAGGTTCAGGTGGCGTTGAGGTCGAGGCGTCCCACCGTCGCGGCGGACGCCTTCGCTCCCACCGCGCGGCCCGCGAGGGTGTTGCCGGCCGAGGTGGTCGTGAATCGGTCGTTGCCCGCGTCGTAGTAGACCTGGGCACCATCGCCCCACGCCTGCCCGCCGAGCGCGGTGTAGTCGATCACGCCCTTGGTGACCAGGACGCCGAGCGTGCCCGACGTGATCGCCCGGGGGGCGAACGCGACCCGTCCGTTGGTGACCACGATCTTGCCCTGCGCGACGTCGGCGCCGGGCGTGTGGTCGATCGATCCCTGTTCGTGAATGAAGTCTCCGGCCATTGGTAGCTCCGTGTGGAGAGGAAGTTGGTCTTGGAAGCGCGGGGGGTCGAAGCCGCTCCCCCCGGCCGCGCGCCGGGGGGAGCGTCGTCTTCTCGGTCGGTCAGGCGCCGGCGGACTTGGCGACGCCGCGGGCATCCTGCTCGGTCACGCCGTAGTCGATGTAGCCGACGAACGAGATGCCGAGCACGTTGGCGGGGGTGTTGGCCCGCATGACCGTGGGGACGTCGACGCCGTTGAGCAGCGACAGCTCGAACGCTCCGACCTGCGCCGGATCGGCGAACAGGAAGAACGCCGTGGTGCTGTTGCCGGTGACGGCGGTGTCGCTGAGCAGCGGGTGCGAGTTGAGCGAGTAGCGGCCCGCGAGCGGATTCTTCGAGCCGACCGTCTGGTTGGCGCCGGTGACGAGGAAGTCCGACCCGATGAGCTGGCTCGCGGAGATCTCGAGCTCGGGCGGCACGAGAAGGTGCTTCGGCATGACGTTGACGTAGTTGTCGTTCTTCGTCCCGCCGGGGCCTGCCTTGAACTTGCGGAAGGCCTTGTGGAGGAGCGCGAGGCCGTCAAGCCCGAACACCGAGGTGCCGCCGGAGATCAGGTTTCCGCCGGTGATGATGGTGGCCGACAGGAGCTTCGTGATGAAGTCCGTGTCGATCGTGTTCATCGCGGCGATACCCATGTTGGTGAACATGGACAGGAAGGCGCCGAGGTCGTCGTTGATGATGTCCTGGCGGGTGAGAGTGACCAGCTCGCCCTTGGTGTCCGCGGAGGCGCTGTAGGACTGCTCGCCGAGTCGCCCGTGCTTGACCTGGCCGTCCTTCCCGACCGTCTCCCAGTTGCCGTTGCTGAGGAGGCGAACGCGCTTCACGGTCTTGAAGTCGTTGACCGGACGCTTCGCGCACAGCTTCATCGCGACGATGTCGTTGATCTGGTAGGCGTCGAGGAGCGTCCGGCGTGCGGCGCTGTCGAGGACGTTGGGCAGCGAGATCGACGAGACGGCGGCGCGGACCATCTCGGTGCCGTCGCCGAAGGTGTTGCCGAGCTGGATGCCGTCGATCGCGGCGCAGATCCGCACAATCTCGCGGAGGCTGGCGCGGCGGAAGTGGGCGTCCGCGAGCTCGACGTTCTGCTGGCCGAACGCGCGGATCGCGTTGGCCTCGCTGGTCCCGTTTGCCATGCAGATCGACGCGGCGAGCATCTTCTCGTTGGGCGTGACACTCGAGCGGCCGGCGTTGATGTTGAACGGGGCCGGGTTGTCGCGGCCGGCGCGGACCACCTCCTGGGCGGTGCGGTTCGCGTCCCAGCCCTCGCTGATGGCGCGGAGGGCGATCGCGCTGTTTCCCTTCGACTCCTGGGTCACCTCGTGGATGCGCTGGCGCTCGGCCGCGATCGACATATTGGCGGCCTCGCGGGCGATGGCGGCGACGTCAGGATTCGCCGCGGTGCTGGCGGCGGGAGCGGACGCGGCGATGTTGGAGGCCGTTGCGGGAGGGAGCGTGGTGGTCTCAGGCATGGTTGGTTCCTCGGAGTTGGTCGCTGCCATGGCCGCGACTCTGGCGCTGGTGTTGAAATCCGCGCCGAGCTGCGTGAAGGCGCCCTCGCGGAGACGTGACTTGTTGATGACGTAGATGGGGCCGTTGAACGTGCGGCCGTTCACGATGGCGCTCTCGCCGCTCTTCACCAGGAAGGCGCTCAGAACGTCCGCGCCCATGCTGGCCTGCCAGGGGAAGCCGTTCTTCCCGGCGGCGACGATGGCGTCACGGAGCTCACTGACGCCCGAGAAGACGCCCTCGCACTCGATCGCGTGGTCCACGACGCGGGCGCTCTCGATGTGACCGACGGTGCAGTCGGCGCAGTAGACGTGGTCGCCGGTGGCCGGGATCGGCGAGGACGGAAGCTCGCAGCCCGCGGTGTCGAGGACCAGCGGATACTCGCTCCACCACTGGTTGAAGATGCCGCCGCTGTAGAGGCTCATCCAGAACGACGGCAGCGAGGGCTGGCCGTCCTTGCCGTCGTTCGGCGAGGCGGAGGGAGCGGCGGCCCGCACGGTGGCGGGCTGTCTCTCGAGCTGGACGCTTCCCCCGCCGATCCAAACGGAGGCGCTGCCGGCGTTGATCTCGGCCAGCGAGAGCGGGCGGCGATTCGCGTTCTTCTGGTCTCGGGACTCACGCGGCATTGGCCGTCTCCTGGTTGGTCTGGTTGGGGTCGGCCACGACGATCGGGGATTGGCCGGCGAAGCGGTCCATGCCGCGGCTGGCGAGTTCCTTCTCCTCGGCGTCCGTCTGGGCGATCTCCTCGAGCCAGTCGAGTCCCTCCTCGGCGTACTCGCGGGCGAGGGTCGTCAGCCGGGACTCGAGCCTGATCCGCGAGGCCTGCGCTTCCTTCACGGGGTCGGCGTGGGTCAGGCCCGGCCAGAACCAGCGGTGCGGAATGTCGATCGCGTCCCGCAGGGACTTGGGGAGCCTGAGCGACGGATCGGTGGCGGCCTCGCCGATGAACTCCATCAGGAGCCGGTCGAGAATCGACGTTTCGCAGTCGTCCCGCTCGAGACCGAGCTCGCGGTAGTAGACCTGGAAGTCCAGCCGTCCGGAGGCGTAGTTGTAGCTCGAGCTGTTTCCTAGCGCCACGTTCTGCGGCACGAGCGCCGACCGGGCGGCCTCGTTGATGAGGATCTCGATGAACTCGCGGTGCCCGACGCTCGGGTGCTTCGAGTCGATCTGCTTCATGTCCCAGCCTGCCGGCAGAGTGATCATCGACCTCGCCTCGAGCTCGATCGCGTCGAAGGGGTCGAACTCGGGCGTGATGGTTCCCGGTGCCTGGTCGGTGGTCAGGACGCCCGCGTAGTTCGCGGCGGTCTCGGCGGCCGCGAGGGTCGCTGATCGGAAGCGGCGCAGCTCGGCGAACAGACCCAGCGACGGGGCGAGTTCAGAGATGCCGCGGATCTGCTCGACAGACTCCGGCCGGAACCAGTGCATCATGCGCGACGCGGCGATCGGCCTGCGCTTGGGCACCATGCTGTTGGACTGAGGGGTGAGGTCCTCGACGAGATACTGCTCGGGCGTGAAGTCCTCACTGAAGACGATCCCGTCGATCTCCTTCGAGTCGATCCGGCCGGACATGCCCGAGCTGATCCGGGACGAGGCGATGAGCCGAAGGTCGAGGATGATGGGCCCGCGGACGCTCGGGTTGTTGACGGGCGTGGCGAAGATCTCGCCCTCGACCATCTTGGCCATCATCGCCGTCCGGAGCTTAAGCGCGAGACGGATGGAGCGGGCCCACTGGGCCCACGCCCGCTCGATGCGCTGGTTCAGCTCGCGGTCCTCGGTGGTCACCTGGAGCCGGGGGCCCGTGCCGATGGCGTCGTTGGCCTTGGTGCGGACGATGCCGGCGAGCCACGAGTTGTTGCGGAGCTCGTAGCGGGCGCGGATGCGGGCGGTCCGGCGGACGTCCGGGGACATCGCGTCGATCGCGTTGAGGGCCGTGGCGTGGGCCCAGTGCTTCTCGTTGTGCTCGCTGGTCCGGGCGATGTCGAACGTCGACGCGGAGACGCGACGGGCAACGGCCACGGTCGTCGGTGCCGGTTCGGACGCGCCGAGCATCCATGAGAGGAGACCCATCATGAGTGTGCCCCCGAGGCCTTGAAGCGCCGAACGGTGAATCCCGGGGCTCCGGCTTCCCTCGCGATGCGGCCCTGGTTGTAGCGGTCGAGCGCGATCAGACCCTCAACCGAGCGGTTCGTCACCGAACCGAACTCGCCCGACACAAACGTCGGCGTCGACGCGGCGCTCTCGAGGGCCGCTTCGATCTTCTCCTGCGTGGTTGTCGGGGTGGCGCTCATGGGCGTGGGGATCGACCGGGATCTCCCGCCTGGCGTGTCGCGCTTCGGTGCGTCGCCAGGTGTCGACCGCGCGTGCCACGAGGCGCTCTGCCTCGGAGTCCGTCGCGGAAGCGCCGTTCAGGTACGCGATCCATGCGACCTGAACGGCGTCATCGACGAGCTGAAGCGGCACGAACCGAAGAGAGGTCCGAAGCCGTTCGCCGTCATCGAATGGCGGGAGACCATTCATCAGGTACGGACGCGGCGCCGGACACAAAGTCGCAACTTTGCCGTCCGGCTGCGAAGATTCCTGAAATCGTTCCATTAGTGGAACTCTCATCGCTTCGACGTGATCCGCTCGGTCGTCATGACGGATCCTCCGCAGTCCCCGTTCTGGCATCGGCGCCGCCTGATGATCGTTCCCTGGCGTGTCTCTCTGGTGTAGTAGACCTCGAAGCGCCTGCCGCCGCAGCGGGGACAGACAAGCCCGCGGTCGTCCTCGACGTCGGCGCGCAGCGGCCTCTCGGCCCGTTCTCCGAACAGCGTCGGCTCTTCGTTGGTGCTCATCGTCGCTTGCCCCTCTGGAGGTCCGACATCCGCTGCCGGGGCGGAGGCGCCGCCGGTCCGTTGCCGTGGTGCATGTCGATCCCGACCACGTTGGCCGCGACGGCGCAGCCGACGATGCAGTCGAGGTACTCGTTGTCGCGTCCGACCTTCTTGCGCCACTCGTCGAGCGTCCTTCCCCGCGCGGTCACCCGCACGGCGTACTCGGCTGTCATGTGCTCGGCCACGATCCGAAGGGCCGTCCGGTCGGTCTCCCGTTCGCCGCAGAGCGTGAGCGACCCGGCCGACGCCATCGGCGTCCGGAAGCGGTCGGCCACGAACGACTTCCACGCGTTTGTCGCGAAGGTCAGGTACGGCAACATGCGCTTCCCGGGGTTGCGACGCCGGATCCAGTCGCGGCCCCGCGTCTCGCCCGCGCGGAGGTTCCAGTCGCGCATCTGGCTCGCCGATGCGCCCTGGTAGCTGCCGTGGCTCGGCATGACGCGGTTCACGTGCCCGGACTGGAGACACCATGTGTCGACGGTCTCGGTCGAGTCGCCGAAGCCCGCGTCGATCAGCATCATGTCGACATTCTGCTCGTCGCCCGAGGAGCGGCGCCACGGCCGCTTCAGGATGTGCGCCGACAGCTCGTCCAGGGCCGCATACCAGCGGGCCTCGCGGGACATCAGCGGATAGACCTTCTCGATCGGAAGCGGGATCGACTCCTTCGACCAGTGGTGGGTCGGCTGCCGCGGCCACGTGCCGAAGTCGACCAGTGTGCCGGAGAATCCGTCCTTCCAGGCGCAGACCGCCCAGGCGAGCACGTGCTCGCCGATGTCGACGAACGCCGTAAGCTTCGTCGCCCATGCCGGCACGATGCCCCGCTCGATCCCGCTGAGCCGCTGCACCAGCTCGTCGGCGTTGAGCGCCCGCTCCTCCTGGGCGCTCGCCCGTCGGGGCCGCTGCTGCATCTCGGCCTCGAATCCCTCGGGATTCTTGAGGAACAGGTTCATCGCGTTCTGGATGGCGGAGTGCTCGCGCCCGCCGTCCCGGAGATAGCGGTGTTCCCACGGGACGTCGGCGCCCTCGTCCATCGCGGCCCGGTTGGCCAGGTAGAACTCGTTGGCCCGGACGAAGCCGAGCCCGCCCGCCTTGAGCTCGTCCTTCTGCATCTCGCGGTACTGCTCCCACATGGCGAGGTTCTTGGGGAACTTCACCAGGAGCGGGTATCGCTCCCCGCGCCACTCGGGGCAGCGCTCGCGGTTGAGGAGCTCGTCGGCGACGTCGTTCTCGCAGATCACGGTGACGAGCGCGACCATGGCGAGGGTGCGCTCGAAGGAGCCGAGGTACTCGATCGTGTCGTGGATGAGGGTGAGCCGCGTGGTGCACTGCGACGGCGAGCGAGCGCTCTCGTCGGTCTGGGGATCGTCCAGGACGATGAAGTCGGGGCGGGCGACGGTGCCGTCCGCCCGCTTGAACCAGATTCCGCGGATCGCGCCGGTCATGCCCTTCGCCTCGAGGCAGATTCCGGAGCACGCGCTGCCTGCGACCGTCGGGAGGATGAGCCGCTCGTCCGACCACTCGATCTGGGTGCGCTGGCCGTCGAGCGTCTGCCCGCCCACGCGGTTGGCCTGGCCCTTGAGGGCGACGATCGGATAGCAGACCTCGGGGAAGTCCTCGAGGAGGAGCCGGTTGCCCTCGAGCTCGCGGCGAACGCCGTCGCGAACGGCGTCGGCGTTGGGTTTGGTCGCGGCGATCGTGACGATGTACTTCCGCTTCGCGCTGAGGGCGGCGTAGAGCATGGCTGCGACGCCGTGCTGGGTCTTGCCGTCGAAGCGCGGCATCGCGAGGGCGTACTTGCCGCCGATCTCGATCACCTCCTCGAGACGCTTGTGCGCGGCGCGGTGACGGTCGGCGATCGGCCACTTGAAGATGTGGCTGAGATAGGTTCGCTCGAAGTCCTCGATCGATCGGAGCGCCTTCGCCCTCCGCTCGGGGTTTGCCACGGGCGGGAGCGGCCCGATCTCGCGCCGCTGCTCGCTCTGCTGCCTCGAGCGGATCGCCATCGCCTCGCGATGCCGCTCATAGGCGTCGCCGAGCCTGCGGTCGGCGGGGGGCGGCGTCGGGGCGGCGTGGGACTGTGCCGGTGCGACGTCCGTCGGCGGGGTCTTCTCGCGCGACCGCTTGCCCCGCTGGCGCGGGGGCTTCGGTGCCTGGTCGAACAGCGTCGGTTCGGAGGGCTTGGCGCTGGTGCGTCTGGTGGTCGGCGTTTCGGGTTTCGCCACGCGGCTCCCACTAGGTTCGTGGTCGTGTCTGCATGAGGTGGCGCTGGTAGTCCTCGCTCATCCTCTTCACCGTGGCGCACCAGAAGTTGGTCAGGAGGATCGCCCACAGCATCGCCAGGAGCAGTCCGAGCGCGAACGCCAGGATCGACCAGGCGATCGACTGTCCGCTGGCGCGCCAGACGATCGCGGTCGAGGCGCCGACGCACGCGGCAGCGAGCACGACGATCGCGAGGATGCCGACGTTGCGGGTGCGACGCGCTTTCCGGTGGGCGAGGACGAGGCGGGGGGTGAGTTCGTCGACGGGTCGTGGGGTGAGTGGCTGCATCGTTGGAAGCAAACAAACAAAGTGGCACGAACCAGC